CCCGAACATACCAATGAGGAAATCAGACCACATTCCACCAGCGATGTAGGTAAGGTTCGTTACTGTACCTTTCGAACGGGTCTGAGCAATCTGAGTACTTTTCACAACCGGATATCCGGCCAGCATAGCCGGAGTATCCATTTGTGCTTCGCGAATCAGATTGAACAAAAATGGGCCAGATGCATCGTTCTGAGCAACAGCATCGGCACGCAGCTGGTACATCTTGTACAAAGTCTTCGGCCGCATGATGAACGCTTCGAATTCAGCATTCGACTCTTCCACCGCAGCGATCATACGGTAGATGTCTTGGCCCTTGATTGCGTCACCGTTGGCCCGCTGGTCAGTGCTACTAATCTTGTTGATGTTCTGGAAGTTGATAAGACCGCGCGGCCGGTGATCACCACCGTTGCCTTCCAAACCAGCCAAGTCCAGACCAAGAGCCAGAGACTTGGTCATGTCGTCTCGAAGCAATGCTTCAGCAGCCGGGCTTGCGAATCGGACCAACTCGTTCGGAGCCTTGATGAGTACAGCCAACTTCTTGGCCTGGAGAGTGACTTCACCAGTTCCAATCAAGCTTTCCGTAATCGGGCTATTTTCACCAACCCAGAACGTATTACTTGCAGCCGTTTGACGGGGATAAACCAACCGGCCTTGCGGGGGAAGAGGAACTACGCGAGCACCTGCGTTGACAAGAGCTTCCTTGTTACGCAACAGCTCGATAAGCTCTCCCATCTCCGGAGGAGCAACCAAAGCCCCACCAGTCAGTTCGTTCAACCAGGACAAAGCCTTCTGGTTATATCCGAACCGCTTGCGTTGAATCCATTGCATCTCATCGTAGTCAGCCCCATTCACACCGGCACGAATCAGATCCTTCATTTCGCGACGGAAGTTGTTGTCTACGAAGCAATCATGCATATAGTTCGTGGCCAGGGGAGCTAGGAAGCGTCCCATAGGAGCACCCTGAACACCCTTACCACCGTAGGTATAGCCAAAGCCAGGCTGAGAAGCAGCACTGCCTTTGCCACCCACGAAAGCACCGTGGAGACGGTCGTGGATATCCTTCTCAAGTTTGGCCTCGTCTGGAGAGATTTCTCCCTTCAGCATAGCCAGCATCTTAATGAAGCTGTAACCACGGCTGGAGAGAGGATCTTCTCCTTGGCGAGCCCAAGGAGTACCAAACACTTGACTGGCGTTTGGATTACCAACAGCAGGAGTCTTGGACAGCCGGTCAACAACGGCGTCCAACGACTTGGTAAGACGATCAATCGCCTTTCCGTTTTCCTGAAGCAATGCTTCCGGAGTCATCAGAAACCCTCACAAAAAATGGTTAAAACTTGCCCATCTCGGTGAGGACCACGACTCAACGGAAGGACGCCTTATTGCCACAAACTTTACTTGATCCCTAACAGCTTCTTGATTTTCCCATCCAGATCATTAATCTGTTTGTTCTGCCTCAGAACAGCGTTTTGGAACCCCTTACTGCCGGCCGTACCACCAGGAACGATACTCTCAGTATGCTGTTGCATCGGCTCCTTGTTAGGGGAGTAATCTAGCGGGCCGGAAGGCTTTGTTATCTCAACTTCACCTGTCTCGTCTGAAACGAAGTTCTTCAGGTTCGCATATAGCACACCGGCCTTGGCTTTGTGATCCCTATTCCACTTCAGACCAAGTACAGTCAAATCCTTAAAGAAAGTCGAAGCTTCTTGTATTGCTTTCCACAAAGCCTTACCGGGAACACCTTGGCCATGAATAACACCATCTCCTTCCGTAGTAGGTCCACCAACACCTTGGCCATGAGCAATGTTCTCATTCTCAAAAACAGTCTGGGCAGTTCCAGAACCAGTCCCTTGTCCGTAGACCGTAGCATTCTCTGGATACTCGATAAGTGTATCGTTTGGAGCAGCTTTGTTGCCGGCTGTACCACCAGGAACAATGCTCTCAGTATGCTGTTGCATCGGCTCCTTGTTAGGAGAATAGTCCAGCGGCCCGGAAGGCTTTGTTATCTCAACTTCAATGTCTTCGTCACTAGCAAAGTTCTTGAAGAAAGACTCAAAACGTTCACCAATTGGATCCAAAATCTTGCAGAAGTGAAAAGCCATCATGCGCTTCTCATCGTCAAACCCTTCATCCAAATCGGATAGGTCTTTCAGAAATGCCTTAGCGTTGTTGACACTTGCAGCCTCCAGAGGATGAATCTTCAGAGAGCTGCCGTCCTGTGCCTCAGTCCCCGGCTCATGACCACCGCCGGGTGTAACTGAAGGAGCAGCTTTGCTGCCGGCCGTACCACCAGGAACGATACTCTCAGTATGCTGTTGCATCGGCTCCTTGTTAGGACTGTAATTGAGCTTGCCTTTAGGTTTCGTTATCTCAACTTCACCTGTCTCGTCACCGAGGAAATTCTTCTTGCCGTTCTTGAGAGCCTTCTTACCATATTGATTACGGAGGACCTTATGAGCAGCCCAAATCAATTGCTTCTCTTCATTAGTCATCATTCCCTCCACAGCCTCTTCAGGCTTGGGACGTTCTATTTGTTCACTCTCCACATTGTCAGAAACGTCTTCTGTTTCCCCCATGTCCTTACCCTCTAACGGCTCAACTCCTTCCGACTCTCCGTACTCATGTTCAAAGAGACTCTCAGTAGAATCAAGAATATCAGAAACTCCTTCAAGTATCTTTTGAAGATGTTTCTTCACTCCTTCGTTCTCCAAAACCTGCATTGCCTCGTCATATTCTTGAAGCAGAATCGAGTGATGTTCATGGATGCGACGAAGAACGCCAGCTCCATACGGCTCAAGGTCCTTCTCACCAGTTTCCGGTTCGTAATCAGTTTGACCCTCCGGATGTCCTCCCTCTTCCGGCAGAGCAGATCCATCACCCTCAGACGGAGACGTAGTAGCCGCTTTCACCTTGTATTTCATGCTCTTGCTCCCAATTTTGTTGAGTTCAGCAATCAGTTTTTCCGCACCTTGTTTCGTTCGGGCGATTCCACCAAGGTTCAATCCAGATTCCAGTAGAGCGTCCCAAGCCCTTTCCCGATATCCCTCAAAAGCCGTCTCGATATACTTCTTGAGCAACTCGATAGCTTCTTTACGCAAGGCAGGCACGTCTTTGGCATAGGTCGTCTGGGCAACACCAGAAAGTGTCTTTTTATCCTTGCCAGCTGCGGCGCCAAACATCCCACGTTGCTTGGCTGTAAGTTTATGTCCCCTTACCTCCCCATCTTTCAGAATCTGCCGGGCCTTTTCAGGAGATATATCTTCAGAAGGCATTTCCTTTACATTACTCCGATGAGGATCGTAATTACCATAACCTATAATACTTGATTCTCTCGATTCTCTCTTACGGCCACTTCCAGGTCCTCCTTTGGTTGCCATCAGTTGCTTTCTCCCATGTATAGCTTTGCCATATTTCCGTGCTATGTCTTCTATTACCTCATCGGCTCCGGTCAGTCTGACTTTGGCCAAATTGCCAAAAGGTCCGCAGTGTTCACACTTGACCCCTCCCATCTTGGCCATCTCGCGAATACTTTGCAAATCGATTTCTTTTGCATAAACGAGACTGGTTCCTGGAGATGATTTGCGTCGGACATGACGGAGCCCTTTAGACTTCCGATATTTCGTTCGGATCACCCCACAATCCTTTTTCATCTTGCCTGCCCAGCCAGGATTGAACATGTCTTGCGCCCGCTGAGCAGTTGACTCTTGGCCTGGGATGAGAGACTTGATTCTTTCCATGAATCGGTCCTCTACAGTTGTTTTGGCTGCACTTGGAGAGACAAATTGACCATCTAACGTAACACGATAGACGTTCGCTTCTTTGCGGTATCTCTTTGGAATTTGACTATCAACCGTTGCTGTTCGTCCAGCATTCTCTCCTCCAGTAATCCTAACTTTAGCACCGAGGGGAATGTATTCTCCCAATGACTTTTCAAAGCCAGAGACAACGATCTCCTTGCACTCCATAGCGTAGGGCTGGAGAGACTTGACCAAATATCCGCACGGAGGCTTGCCACAAATTGCCGGCATGTTCAGCATCTTCTGAACCAAAGTATCCCCATTGCAAGGCATAATAACCGGGCCGGCCTCAAGCAATACTGTTACTAACAAATGATGGCCAGGGATCGGAGGAGCGTGATCGGTTGTGTAATCTGGTGACAAAGGCATGGTCTTTACCGTCTGGTAGCCAAAGCTTGCCCCCCGAATGAATCCCTTGGCAATGAGGTCAAAGATCTGCTCACAGAATAAAGCATGCTGATAGTCAGAATCTGGAGTTTTGGGTAGGCTCTTTCCTGTGTAAAAGAAAATAGTTGCACAGGCTTTACGTTCGATTGGATCAATCTCAACTGTATAAGCTTTAGTCTCCGGATCTTCACACATGCCAATAGGAAAAACTACTTCTTTGCCATGATTGAATAGGCTAATGGGATTCATTCGGTGACGTTCACACCGAATGCCAGCAACCTCGGTTATGTCTCCAACCCCATCCCGCCTTGACCCGTCAGCAAAGCACAAGCGAATCGACATCCTGGCTTCGTCGATTGCCGGTGTCGCGTCTATGAAATCAAGACCATACTGATTTTCGCCAAGCTTGTAGGCAAATCGAGAGTCGAGCCGTTTATTACGGACATCCCACAAATCAGGGCTAGTCACAAGTTGGGTCATCGCTTTTTTGAAACTACAGACATAATCAAGGACAAATGAACATCACTCTCCAAACCATGTTTGATTGATGCAATCAATTCATCCATTGTCTCGCAGTGAGGGACTAACTTCTCCAGAATCACTGCAAGGTCCTTCAGACTTTCTTTGAATCCATCTACTAGTTCTTGTTTGTCCACTGCCATGTTCTTTCCCCTTTTCTTCAAGTTTCAAAGTATACACCAAAGGGAAGTAGTTTACCGATGGTAAGGAAATAAAATCTAGTCAGATTTTTCTTGACTTTGATGGACAGTGAGATAGAATGAAGATGTGGGGAAACCAATTTCCAATATGAAAGGGGAACACAATGCTGAAAAAGGATCGAATCCAAACCATTAGGCGAAATAGGATGCCAAACATGATAGAAATCATCCAAGCAATCCAAAAGATGAGCACCAATCTGAATTTGGCAGAAGACATCATTATGGAGATGGCGGACTTACTTGCTACCATAAACGAAGAGCCAAACCACAGGTATAGCAAGGAATGTGTAGCATTGATCAATAAGTCGGACAATATCTGCCAACGTATTGTGGATGGTGTCTAATCTTGACTGTGTCCTTTTTGCAACCGACTAAGATACAAGACGCGGATCGCGTTGTAACTACGGGAAGTAACTTCATGGTTGGGCAAGGAAGCCCCTGCTCGCCGGGAACATACAGCCTTTATGGTGGCAGCCAATGAGTTGGTTAGCCTACCAATCAAAGAAGAGGGGCTTTGGGCTTTCGCAGAAACGATCATTCCAATGCCGATTACAGCCCCCGGATTAGTAATAACCGAACGGGTTGCCGAGAACGTCAAGAAGGCACGAAAGAGCCTGATGGATATTTTCGACAGCAAGACAATTCCGATCGGGATTCGAAATACAGCCTATGGCTTGTTAGAAGCCGGAATAGAGTACTTTGACCACATCCGGCCCTACCGAAGTAAGGAAACCTACTTCACTCGAAATCTGATGACCGTCAGTGCTCAGAAGACTGAACTCAACAAGGTAGTCCGGGAAGTAGCCGCTCAGTATGCAACAGCTGTTTAAGGAAACACTTCTTTCCTGCGAACAAAAGGAGAATGAAGAGAAAACCCATGAACATCAATAGTCAAAATCGAGCATGGTCAGCCCGATGTCACTGCTATAACTACCACAATTCATCCTCTGGCCGCTGTACTTGCCGTAACAGTGGTCGGGAAGCATATGGACTCGGAATTCTAGACCCTACTAGGAAGCCGGGGGATTTAGCCGTTTGTGAATACTGCCGTGAGCACTGCCCAATTGGCAAAGGTCCTATCCCTGAACAGCCACAATCCCAGTCCTAATCCACTGGATTGCATCTGACCTAGCATCATCCTGACTGCCTTTGACCGGAGTGGAATGGAGAACCACTCCGGCTTTTTTTACAATCGAGCGCCAGCCCCGGCCAGAATCTACTTCCAATACCTCCACATCAAAACCTTCCTCTTTGAATATTGCCGGAACCCACTTGTACTTGGTCCGGAGAGTTTTGACCATTATGTCTTGTTTCTTTTCCATCTGTGGATTATATTGGTCTCGTTTGCGCTCTGCTGCATCTAACCACTTCTCTTGTTCTGGAGAGAGAGTAATATCCTCGTAGCTCTGCTCAGAAGGTATAGTTTGATTAAGTCCTTTCTGTTGGCTCTTTCGCGCATCTCGTTCCTTGAGATATGAATCAAGTACCTTACGAGATCTCGACCCCTCTGATAGGTCAAACACTGCCTCTTCCATTTCTCTCCCATCATTCTTCCACCAAGCCCGGCCCTCCGGAGTCTCCATTATGTCCAAAACAGTATTGGCTCCAGGAAATAGAGACGTAATTTCCTCTCGCATTGTTCTTGTATAACCGAGAGTATCTAAGCTTTGATCATAACCAAATCTGGGCCAAGTATAGTATCCATTCATATCGTCAGCTCGGGCCGCATAGCACTTGATATACTTGACTCCATTTTTTATAGCATTCTCTACCTGTCGAGCGAACACATCAGCTCCAATTCCAGCTCTTTGATACCTTATTGCTACAGAAAAATACTTATTGTAAATACGCAAATTCCCTTTACTATCCCTTTCAATTACTCTAACAGCCTTAAAATTTTCGTGATAGACCGTGACTTCTATTGTCCCACTGACAGCATATACAGATACCTCAGCATCGTCAGGCGCTCCCATTAAACTAGGTACTTCTCTATGTGATCCTCGTTTACCTAAGATTCGATCAGCTTCTTTAGCTTGGGACGCGGCACTTATAGCAGAGAGGTCTGACCTAAAATACATTTTAGCCATACTCTTCCCCTTAGCCGAGTCTTTTGAAACTTTTGGTTTAGGTCTATATTTTGGTTTAGGTTTGACCTTGGGTTGTTCTGTAGAGGAGACTTTCTCAGGCTTCTGCTGACCAACTTGGCCGCTGGGCAAGCAATATCCTAACTCGTCGCGCTCACATTCAGAGAAGTAGCTGGCCTTGTACTTCTGGCGCAGAGTTTTAAGAGAACGAATCCCTCGGTAATTGTCTTCGTTCTCTTCCCATTGGGGAGTAATGTCCTTTTTTCCTACTAACCCTTTTGGCCCTTTTGTGATTACCCCATCCTCTACAAAGCAAGGACAACCCCTAATTGTCACCCAGCCGTTCTTGCCCTTCTTGCGATACTTCTTGCGAATGTCTTTCTGACCCGTTTGCGGGGCCATAAGTAAGCTTCTTTGGCCTCGTTCCTCTTCCATTGGGGTCAGAGGCAACTTGCTCCGACCGAACTCCGTAGGCAATCCAACCTGAGTAAGATCTGGCCCTCCAACTTCTGGTGTAGGAACCAAAGAGCCTCCAGTAAGCCCATTGTAGGCAGACAGAGCTTTTTGCCCAGAAAGTTCGTCTGCTACTCGTTCAACTCCTTCATGGTCCCAAAGAGCACAACAGAGAACTTCGGGATCATCAATTGAATCAATTGGTAAATCAACTTCTGGATGATAACAATAACCCTCCGAAATGAACTTGCAGTTACCGCAATGTTTGACCTTCTCTGGAGAGCGAATTAGGTCAACCTTTTTAGCTCGTTCCGCTGGTGTATTTATGTCAAGTTTTTTGTCAGAAAAACTTGACGTTTTTCGCGTCTCTTTCCTGACACCGGTTGCCGTTATTGTAGGAGCCGGCCGCATCCAACCAGTATTGATAAGAGGCCCGGATTTTTCTCCAGTTTCAAGATATTTCTTCCGGGCTTCGAACTCTGCTTTGCTAGCCTCATCGTGAGCGTGCTCATATCCCATTTCGTTTGCCTTCATGATTTCCCGCTCGGTCAATTCATGAAGCACAATGAATGGGATTTCATCAGGGTTAGTTCTGCTGTCAATCCAAATCTCATCTATAGGCTGCCAGGTATATTCAGCTGCGTTTCCTCCTTCTACCCAATCACTTTTGTAAACTCCCCGAATAAGCTCCCCATTAACCAACCAAACTATTGTTTCTTCTCCATCGACATCCAAACTACCATAAGAATTGACATAAATTCCTTGGAGGACTTCATCATGTTCTGGCCGATGCCCTTCTCCTCCCAATTCCTCTTTATTGCGGGCAGACCTTTCCACAGCTAGAGCATAGTCATATGCATCATCTTCGGACAATCCATTGTTAAGAGCTTTCTCTTCAGCTTCAGCTGCAATATGCCAGTAAGACTGATCGACTTCGGATGCTGTTACATCCATCCAAACTTCACCCTCGGGGATAACGTCCGGGAAGTCTATATGGGAAGCCCATCCCCCAAACTCTTGATATTTGAGGCTTTCATTACGGAATTTGAAGGCATCAATCAATTGTACTTTCATCTCAAAGACCTGCCAAATTGTCTGTTGAGTTCATCCCAGCTGTACGGTTGAGTATTCATTCTCTCGATAGCTTGCAGTGCTGCTTGGTATCTCATGAAGCACTTGATGCTACAAAAGTCTTTCGGAATCTTTGGTCTGATTGTATGGTATCGGGAACACTGTTTGCAATGTCCTACAGGACTTTCTCCTCTTCCTCCCAAAATGTGACGTAAGTCAATCTTGGCCATTTGGTCCCTCAAAAAAGGATAGCGGCCGTGGCCCCACCTTGATGGCGAAGGCACGGCCGCTGGCTGGCGCAAGAACTTTTCCTTTTAGGCAACTCGTAGATTGCCTTTATTCTTTCCTTTAATAGATGCTTTGCGTCCACCAGAAACTATATTAGCTGGTTTAGCAGCCATTTTTTGATTCTCCTTT